TTAACGAAACAGTAAAGTCACCCATTCACGAAGACTTTTCATATTCTTCTTTTAGCGAGGGTGAGAAAATGAGAATCGACCTATCCCTACTCTTCACCTGGCGTGAGGTAGCGAGAGTCAAAAACTCCGCCAATACAAACCTGCTGATTATGGATGAGGTATTTGATTCCTCTCTTGATGGCTTCGGCACCGATGAGTTCCTTAAGATTATTCGTTACGTCATTAAAGACGCTAATATCTTTGTCATCTCTCATAAGTCAGACCTGCATGACAAATTTGAAAGTGTCATAAAGTTCGACAAAATCAAAGGATTTTCCCGTAAAGTGTCTCCATAGACATAAGAGCAATGCAAGTCCCCAACCGCTACCACCACTCAAAGAAGGAGCAGAAGCGGAAACTGAAACCGCAAGCACTCCGACAAGCAAAGGCACGTCGCCAAGCACTCAAGAAGCGTCTCCAACAAGGGGACGCTTCTTTTTTAATAAATAACTAAAAAGTATTTGTAAAATGGACTCCAAAGAACTTCGTCTCATAGGAGAAGCATACGCCAGTATCCAAGAAGGATACGGTAAAAAAGAAGAAAAGAAAGAAGAAGATTGTGTCCCCAAATCTGAAAAGGGAGATCACAACTGCGCTAAGAAAGTTTGCCACGAAGAGTTTGGCGAAGGCGTAACCATCTTTGGTGAGCACGCTGAGTCCGACGAAAACGGATACGTCTCACACTACGATGTCCTCTTCAATCATGGTGTTGAAAAGTCGGTCCCAACCACAGACATGGAAGTCTTGGTTTCGGAAGGACATGGTGGTCACAAGAAGAAGTATGGTGCATAACTGACACTTTTCAAACTGTCTACTGGGAGGTCTTCGGACCTCCTTTTTTTGTATAATAGGTCCATACGCAAGAGACCGATGCTTATCCGCCACGAAATCAAGTCCCAACTTGCCAAGTTGCTTGCTACTGAAGACCTGGTGGTGGAAAACAAGAAAGTGGAGACTGCCTGCTTCAACGTCCACACTCGTGTGCTTACCCTGCCAATGTGGGAGAAAGCAAGTGGTGTTGTGTATGACCTTCTGGTGGGTCATGAGGTCGGTCACGCTCTCTATACTCCCGACGAAAACTGGTTGGAGAAGGTCAAGATTCCTCCCCAGTTTGTCAATGTGGTTGAAGATGTCCGTATTGAGAAACTCATGAAGCGTCGGTATGCTGGTCTCTCCAAGACCTTCTACAAAGGTTATGAAGAGCTCGCCTACGAAGACTTCTTCCAAGTTGAGGATGAAGACCTCAGCACCTATAATCTTGCTGACAAAATCAATCTCCAATACAAGATTGGCAACTTTGTGAAGGTGCCTTTTGAAGAGGACGAAATGGAGCTCGTCGATATGATTGGCGAGACTGAAACCTTTGCCGATGTCCTGATTGCAGCAGAAGCACTCTATAACTTCTGTAAGGCAAAGATGGAAGAAGAGATGAAAACCAAGATGGACTCTCTTGAGTCGGAGCAAGGTGGTGGCACTCAACCTGATACTCAAATGAGCGACGAGACTCAAGAAGGTGAGGGTGAAGAAGAGACTGAAGGTGAAAACATTGCAGAAGACCAGCAAGAGACTACTAATACTGGTGCTGATATCAGTGAGGACCCTGAAGTCAAGACCATGGAGTCTCTTGAGGAAGCACTGAAGCAGTTGGTTGAGAATGGTGGTCCTGAGAATGTTTATCTTGAGTTGCCTAAACTTGACCTGAATAAAATCATTGTCCCCAACTCTGAGATTCACAACAACTGCAAAAAGTCTTGGGATTCTTGGTTGGAAGAAGTTGAGTTTACCTATGAAGAATCTTTCGGTGACATCGACCGCAAGTTCCTTGAATTCAAGAAGTCCGCTCAGAAGGAAGTTAACTATCTGGTGAAAGAGTTTGAATGCCGTAAGGCAGCAGACTCCTATGCCCGTGCTACTACTGCTCGCACTGGTGTATTGGACTGCACTAAACTCCACACCTACAAATACAACGAAGACCTCTTCAAGAAAGTCACCACTCTTGCTGATGGCAAGAATCATGGTCTGGTGTTTGTCCTTGACTGGTCTGGGTCTATGGGCGACGTGATGCTGGATACCGTCAAGCAACTCTTCAACCTTGTGTGGTTTTGTAAGAAAGTTGCTATCCCGTTTGATGTGTATGCTTTCACCAGCGACTATCCTTTGGTTTCCTATGATAATGATAATAAAGCAACTCTCCGCGAGTTGGCATACACCAAGAAGGATGGTCTGGTCCAAGTCGGTGAGTGGTTTTCTCTTATGAATCTGCTTACTAGCAAGACTAATGGCAAGACTTTGGAAGACCAAATGCGTAACATTTTCCGTCTTGCTAACTCTTTCCGTTGGAATTCTTACACTCGCTATCCCACTCCCTATGGGATGAGTCTCTCTGGCACTCCTCTAAATGAGACCATGGTTGCTCTGCATCAGATTCTTCCTAAGTTTCAGAAGGAGCACAAACTTCAGAAGGTTCAGTGTGTTGTCTTGACTGATGGTGAAGCAGCAATGCCTAAGTATCATCGTGAAGTCCAGCGTCGTTGGGAGGAGGATCCTTTCATGGGGACTTCACACATTGGTCCTAATGCTTATCTGCGCGACCGCAAGACTGGTATTACCTACTCTCTTGACTGTGAGTGGTATGAGTTTACTGATATCCTTCTTCGCAACCTCCGCGACAACTTCAAGGATATTAACTTCATTGGTATCCGAGTGCTTGAGTCCCGTGACGCTGGTAGTTTCATCCGTCGCTACTGTGGATACATGAGTGCAGAGACTGATAAGACTATAGCTATCTGGAAGAAGCAACGTGCCTTCTCTCTCAAGAATTCTGGATACCATACTTACTTTGGTCTTTCTGCCAATGCTCTCGCTCAGGACGCTGACTTTGAGGTTGCTGAAGATGCTACTAAAACTCAAATCAAGTCTGCTTTTGTCAAGAGTCTCAAGTCCAAGAAAATGAATAAGAAAATTCTTGGGGAGTTTGTAGAACTTGTTGCCTGATAAATACCTAAAAGTAATCATTAGAAACAATGTCTAGATTCGGAGAATTATTGGGGGGTAAGAAGGCGGCACCAGCACCAGCTCCTGCACCTGCTCCCGAACCAGTAGTAGAAGTAACTCCTGAGCCTGTAGTTGAGGAACCTGTAAGGGCGAGAGACGAAAATGGTCATTTCATTGCTGACGACCCTAGTACTCCTGAGAATGAAGCATGGGTTGGTGGTGAGTCACCAAGAAGAAAGAGAAAACTGAGAAGGTCAAAGTAAGACACTTTTCAAACCGTCCACAGGGGGTCCTAGCGACCCCCTTTTTTGTGTATAATAACTTCAGTTGAAACAAACCACTCAATGACCATCTCCGCTGACTACATCCGCACTTCTCTCCAAGAAGTTTATGGAGAGTCTGTGACTGCCGCCGACATTCGTGCCTGGTGTGCTATGAATGGTTCTAACTACCAGACTGTCACCAATAAACTCAATCCCTTCAAAACTGGTCGTGGTAAGTGGAATCTGACTATCCAAGAGGTGCGAGAGCAACTTGAAGAAACTGTAAAAGCACCTGCTGCTATTCCTGCTGTTGAGCAAAATCTCATTCCTGAAAAAGATGATACCTTCGTCAAGTTTGGTAACTTTGGTGATATTCGCAAGATTATTGAGTCCCGTCTTTTCTATCCTACTTTCATTACGGGACTTTCTGGCAACGGTAAAACTTTCGGTGTTGAGCAAGCATGTGCTCAACTGAAGCGTGAGTTGATTCGTGTAAACATTACGATTGAGACTGATGAGGATGACCTGGTGGGTGGTTTTAGGCTTGTTGATGGGAATACTGCATGGCACAATGGTCCCGTCATCGAAGCACTGGAGCGAGGAGCAGTCCTTCTCCTGGACGAAATCGACCTGGCTTCCAATAAAATCCTCTGCCTTCAGTCCATTCTAGAGGGTAAGGGCGTCTTCCTTAAGAAAATCGGTCGCTGGGTCAAACCTGCTGCTGGTTTCACTGTGATTGCTACTGCCAACACTAAGGGTAAGGGTAGTGACGACGGGCGTTTCATCGGCACCAACGTCCTGAATGAAGCATTCCTTGAGCGATTCCCTGTCACCTTTGAGCAGGAGTATCCTACTCCTAAGACTGAGCAAAAGATTCTTGAGGGTGTTGCCAAGACCCTGAATGTTGATGACGCTGACTTCTGTAAGCGTCTGACTGACTGGGCAGACATCATCCGTAAGACTTTCTACGATGGTGGTATTGAAGAAATTATCAGCACCCGCCGTCTAGTCCACATCATCCGTGCCTACAGCATCTTCGGTGACAAGGCAAAAGCAATCCAAGTCTGCGTCAACCGTTTTGACGACGAAACCAAGCAAGCATTCATTGAGCTCTATGACAAGGTGGATGCTGACTTTGATATTACTGCCACTGGGGAACAGATTCCTGTTGACCTGGAAGTTCCTTTCTGATATAATTGGGGGAGGTAAAAATCTGCCTCCCCTTATGAGTGATACAAATTTTACTTTTAATATGACTAACATGATTCCAAGTTCTCCAGCAACACCTTGGAAGTATAATGAAGAAGAAATCGTCAAAGAGCTTCTTGAATACATCCGCAATACCTACAATCAGCACTACTCTGCTGGAGACCAACAGATTCAAACACTTGACCTGATTGAGGCATGTGGCGATGGTGAGGCATTCTGTCGCAGCAATATTCTCAAGTATGCCTCTCGTTATGATAAGAAAGGTAGTGCTCGTCGTGATATCATGAAGATTCTGCACTATGCAGTGCTCCTCATGAATTTCAACGATAAAAACGCCGTCCGTGAAACCTACAACCAATGAAGATTCAAGAAAAGACTATGAAACTCTCTGACAACACTCTGACCATCCTCAAGAATTTCGCGGGCATCAACAACTCTATTCTTGTGAAGGAAGGCACTAAACTCCGCACCATTTCTGTTGCTAAAAACATTCTGGCAGAAGCAGATATCAAAGAAGAGTTTCCTCGTGACTTTGCCATCTATGACCTCAACCAGTTTCTGAATGGTCTGAGTCTCCATGCTGACCCTGACCTTGATTTTAAAGAAGATTCCTATCTCAGTATTCGTGAAGGTAAGCGTCGTGTGAAGTATTTCTTCGCTGACCCCAATGTCATCATCGCTCCTCCTGAGAAAGAAATCAACCTGCCTTCTCAAGATGTTTGCTTCCAACTGGATAGTGCCTCTCTGGAGAAACTGGTGAAGGCAGCAGCAGTCTATCAACTGCCTGACCTGTCTGCCGTTGGTGAAGCAGGTGTCATCAAACTGGTGGTCCGTGACAAGAAGAATGATACTTCTAACGAGTATGCCATCGTCGTTGGTGAGACCGACCAAGAGTTTACTTTCAACTTCAAGGTAGAAAACATCAAGATTATCCCTGGTGCTTATGATGTTATTGTCTCCTCCAAACTGCTCTCCCAGTTTACCAACACCAAATACAACCTTACTTACTACATCGCTCTGGAACCTGATTCCACTTTCGGTTGATGAGACACATTCTCTTTACCCTTAAGGGTTGTCCTTTCGGACTTTTGGATGATGAGTCTCACATTCGCAATGTGCTTGTAAAAGCAGCAGAAATCTGCAAAAGCACATTGCTTGACCTTTCTTCCCACAAGTTTGACCCACAAGGTGTGACTGCTGTTGCTCTCCTCGCTGAGTCTCATATCAGCATTCACACTTGGCCAGAGAATGGTATGGCAGTTTGTGATGTATTTACTTGTGGTGACCATACATCTCCCCGTGCTGGTGTAACATACATGTTTGAGGCACTGGACGCCAATGACATTGTTTCTAATGAATTTGTGAGACCTTTGGAATGAAAAATTGGGACGAAGTATTCGGCAGTTTGTCGGATAGTGAGAAAAACAAAATTGCTCTCCTTCGAATGATTGAATGTAGCAATGGAGTTATCCAACACGCTTACAGAGACAAGCAGATTTATGCTCTCTCTACTTATTCAACTCGGAAGGCAATGAAGTTTTCTATGGGATGCATGAAGACCATGAGCATTCCCCTCAAAGTTGATACGATTACTTTTGAGGAAGAAACTACTAAGATTCTTAGAGAAGTCCGTGAGTTGTATGTCAGTGGTTTCAAGAATGGAAACAATGAAGATATGCAAGAGTTTCTCCGAGCATCAAAAGCAAACCTGAATGCTGTCGGTCCCAAAAGAATTCTTGAAGCAAAACAAATTGTAAGTGATGAGGTTGACGATATCCCTGCAGTCGCGTTAGACTGGGGACTGCAATACATCTTTGGTTTTGCTGGTTGGTCGCAATGAAACTGATTCCAAAAACTGACTCTCGATATTTTACTGAGTCGTCAAAAGAACCATACATCCGTCATCGTTATAAAGTCGTCAAATCTGATGGTGACTTTATAATCTTTGATAACTGGGAAGATGCCCAGGTATTGTGGTGGAATATGCCGCCACCGTTTTTATCCCACATTGAGGTTCTTGATGAACTACCAGAAGGGTGATGTTTTCCTTGACAAAGATACGCACAAGTTGTATATTTTTGATGGGAGTGAATGGTGGGAAATTGTTCCTGCCTCTGTATTGAAAAAACCTGATTGGATTTGATAATGAGTGATTTTATTTGGGTTGAGAAATATCGCCCGAAGACTATTGATGAATGTATTCTCCCCGACTCTGCCAAGCAGATGTTCAAGGAGTTTCTAAATAAGGGCGAGATTCCTAATATGCTTCTCGCTGGTCCTCCTGGTATTGGTAAGACCACGGTTGCTAAGGCACTGTGTAATGAACTTGGAGTAGATGTATATGTCATCAATGGATCCGACGAAGGTCGATTCTTGGATACTGTCCGAAACAATGCGAAAAACTTCGCTTCGACCGTATCACTTACATCGGATGCTAAACACAAAGTCATCATCATTGATGAGGCAGATAACACGTCCAACGATGTACAACTCCTCCTACGGGCGTTTATTGAGGAGTTTGCTGGTAACTGCCGTTTCATCTTCACCTGCAACTATAAAAACAAAATCCTTGAGCCCCTTCATTCCCGATGTGCAGTCGTTGACTTCTCCATCAAAGGTAAGGAGCGTCAGTCCATTGCAGCACAATTCTTCAAGCGTCTCCAAGAAATCTTGGTTGCAGAAGGTGTTGAATCTGATAACAAGGTCCTGGTAGAGCTTGTCAACAAGCACTTCCCAGACTGGCGTCGTGTCTTGAATGAGTGTCAGCGTTATTCTGTTAGTGGAAAGATTGATGCTGGTATTCTTGCTACTTTTTCTGACGTTGCTGTAAATGACCTCATCAAAAACCTCAAAGAAAAGAACTTTCCCGAAGTTCGGAAATGGGTGGTATCTAACATGGACAATGATACTACTGTACTTATGCGGCGTATTTACGATGCTTGTTATACATCCCTTGAAAACAATAGCGTTCCTGCTGCTGTGCTTGTGCTTGCTAAGTATCAGTATCAGGCGGCATTCGTAGCAGACCAAGAAATAAATATGCTTGCTTGTC